GATGGGGCGCTTGACTACCTTGCGGGTCAGGTGCAGGGAGCGCAGCCACTCAAGGTCCATGGGGTCCAGCCGGCGGCGCATGATCTGCTTGGCCTCCCCAAGGATGTCGAGGTACAGGTCAGCAGGCTGGTCCGTGGGTAGGACATTGGTAGCCCGTGCCGTAGCTGAGTCACGCAGCAGCAGCGACCATATCTGGAACCCGTTGTTGCTGGCGTCGATCCTGATGGGGAGGTGCGACGGGTAGCTCGGGTCCTTCCACACCTGCGCCACCTCCATGCACCAGCGAAGGAACATCCACGGCTCCTTGGCCTCGGTCCAGAAGGGTTCGCTCAGGGAGTAGGCAGCGCAGCTCTCGATGTACTCCCGGTGCCCAGCCACCCAGTCGAGCTGGTGCTTGCGGGTGCCGGACACACCGTAGAGGGAGGCACCGTAGGCCAGCAGGTCGTCCATGCCCTGCCCCACCGGCTTGCCTTCACTGAACTCCAGCAGCGCCTTGGCTAGGTCACTGCCCTGGGGGGACAGCGTCGAGGCGGCGGGGTACATGCGTCCCCTGAAGTCACAGTAGTGGACGAAGAACAGGTCATTGCCGGCGGCGTGCTTGGCAAGGGACAGCAGGGAGGCGACCCTCACCCTCTGCCCCTGCTCCCTCTTCCTCACGGTGTGGATGCGAAACCTGTCCCTCCGGTACTGCATCCACTCCTCCGAGTCCTCCGCCACCTGGGGGGCAGGGGGGAAGGGGGTCAGCTCCTGAGAGGGGACGCCGGTGGCCGGCATGCCACGCCTGAAGGCAGTGTCGAGCAGCTCCAGCATCTGCTCGTTCACGCGCCACGCTGTCTCCTGTTGCAGGTTCAGTGCGCGGTGTACCTCGGGGGCCGGCGAGGACTGCGGGTGCTTGCTCCGCACCATGGCAGTCTCGATGGTGGGGAACCCACCGGAGTAGTCGCGCCACGGTACGGGCGGCGCGTTGTACAGAGGGGGAAGCAGCGGGCGTAGTAGCTCGGCCTGTGCGTGCGCCCCGGACAGCCATGAAACAAGGCGCTCGGAGGCGGCTACATACTGCACCGTCTTACGCTTCCCCCGTCGTTCTGTTGTCAGCTCCACCAGACCAGTCGTCTCGATGAAGAGGGACAGTGCCACCATCCCTGCCTTGCATCGTATCTCAACAGGGGGGAGAGGGTGCCCCCCTTCTTGGTTCATGTACGACGCCAGCCGGCTGGCCTTGTGAGTCTCGGACCAGTAGGGCAGCAGCTTCCGCATGCCCCGGGCGAACCTAGGATCTGTCCTGTCTGCCTTGTGCAGGATGGACTCGACTGCCAGGGCTGTGCCGATCTTGATGCACAGGGTGGAGTACACGCGGGGGCTGTGCGCCCCGTCGAGGATGGCCCTGCATACCAGCAGGGCGCGGAGGTCGGGAGCCAAGGACTCCAGCAGGTCCACCGCACTATGGTTCCTGCCGGGTCCTTGGCTGGCCCGGGTAACCCACCCGGAGAGAGCCGCCGCCAGAGGGGGGACCACCTGCCCCAGCAGGTTCGCACCTACCAGGGTGTCAGTCTCCCGCTCCTGTGCCTGAGCCTTCCGCCACTGGGAACGGTAGCGGTCCACTCCAGCACGCAAGGCGCGAGTCTCCTCCGGGCGAGCGTTCACTGGATGGCGTCGATGGCTGCGGTGTAGTCGTGCGGTGCGAGGTGGGAGTAGCGCACCGTGGTCTGGATGTCCTGATGGCGGGCCAAGTCCTTGACCGTCTTCAGGGGGACGCCGGCCTGCACCAGCCGAGACACGAAGGTGTGCCGGCAGGTGTGCCACACGAAGTCCGGGTCGTCCAGCTTGTTCAGCTCCCCGCGCATCAGCTCCCAGTAGTACCGGCAGGTGTGCTTCGTGCATTCGCGGAACGGCCCACGCTCAGGGTCGAACAGCCGCCGGCGCATGACCACCTCCCGGGCACGGGCAGTGAGAGGCACGCTGCCTGCGTTGGCTCCCTTCTGCTCCCACACCGTGACCCGCTCGTCGGTGATGTCCTTCCAGTCCAGGGCCAGTGCCTCCCCCAGCCGCAGGCCGGTGTCACACAGGAACAGGAACAGGTCGGCATGCACAGGGGACCGGCTGTCCAGCTCACGGTGGATCCGCTCGATGTCCTCTGTGGAGTAGAAGGACACCCGCCCCTTGGACTCACGCCGGCGGGGGATCTGCGGCTTGTCCTTCATCCAGCCCATGCGGTGGGCGTAGCTGAACATCTTGGACAGCACCGCCAGCTTGCGGTTCACGGTCGCCGGCGTGCTGCCCTCGGCCACCTTGTCTGCGAACTGCTGCACCGTCAGCTCGTTGATGTAGGAGAGCTTTAGGTCCCTGCCGAAGTATTGCTCGACCGCTCGCATGTTGCAGCGGATGGTCGGGGCAGACTTGGCGTCCTTCCAGTAGCGGTCCCAGGTCTTGTCCAGTAGTTCCCCGAAGGTGGTGGGCACGCTCGATGCCTGCCGCACACCGGGCGGGGTGGCGTTGCCTTGGTTGAAGGCAAGCAGAGTCTCGGCATGCCATAGCTCGGCAGCCTCTCGGGTCTTGAAGGTGCGCCGGTAGCGTGCGCCGGCAGGTGAGGTGAGGTCCGCCATGAAGGCGGTCCCTCTGCGTCTGATAGTCATGGCTTGGTGAGGTACTTGGTGGTCAGCTTCCAGATCGAACCATTGCCAACCCACTGGGGAACCTTGCCCCGTGCAGCCAGCCACTGGTGAACCCACTGGGCTCGTCCGTTCCGGGAGAAGAAGTCGTCGTCGCAGGCGCGGCAGATCCACCACCCACCGAACAGACGGTGGGGGCGGTCCTTACTGCACCAGTCACAGGTCGAGGGCTTTGGCTTGCTCTGCATCGCGGATCTCCTCGAACCATCCGGGGACACCGAGAGGGGCTCGCGCCCAAGACTCGGGGCCAGTGATGTACGCCTTGCCCAGCGCAAGGTAGTGCTGGTAGGAGTCGGTGGTGGTGGCCTTCTGGTACTCGCTCGGCATGCACGCCGGCGGCTCAGTCCACGGAGTAGAGAAGGGGATCAGGATGGGAGGGTCAACCAGCAGGGCGAGTAGCTTGCTGCTCTCTACCTTGTGGACTCGGCCGTACCGCAGCTCGTACTCCTGGCACAGGAAGGTGAGCAGCCGGTAGGTCCAGTGGTACTGCTGGTCCCCGGACATCACCCAAATTGCAGAGGGGTGGCGCTGGTGGGTGGACTTGTAGAAGTCCTCGAACGAGATACCCGGCACTTCGGCATCGAGGCAACGGTGTGCAGTGCAGAGGAGCTGTGCAGTCTCCAGCACCATCTTGACCAGCAGCTTGTCAGGCAGGTCGGAGGCGCAGGTCGATGCCCAGGGTGAGGTGTAGAAGATGTTCATGGCTAGGTCAGTAGGACAGGGAGGGTCATGAAGAGGAGGAACAGTAGGATGTCTCCCACCGTTCCGTCCTCAGGGTGCTGCGTCATACGATGAAGACGCACAGGACAAGGGCTCCCAGCACAAGGTAGGAGGGGAGGTCCTCTCGGAGCTGGTCGAGGTCAGTCATGCATCTCCTCCAGCCGGCGAAGGGATTCGAGGGCGCGGCGCAGATCGGTGCGGAGGTTCTCTGCCTTCACAACCATGATGCGGTAGCGTTCCTCTTGCAGCTTGTCCCTCTTCTCGTACAGCCTGATCTGTTCCTTGAGGGTGTCGATCAGTAGGTAGAGAGTCTCGACGGTATCGTGCTGGTCTTGGGTACCCATCAGGCAATATCTCCGTTCACTCTCGCCTCTTCGTAGCATCCCTGGCAGGCCAGCCACTCGGTGACGCGAATCGAGCCGATCAGGACGAGGGACTCCATGTACTTAGTGGCAGGGTGCAGCTCGCACACCTCGCAGTAGATGACCTCGTCAGTCATGGGGTCGATGGCGTGGCCTTGGTCGTTCGTGAACTCGGGGGTGGTACTCACGACTTCACCTCCTGCTGATCGACAGGATGCTCCAGGGGGCAGCTGCTGATGTACAGGTGGTACTGGACGCGCATGGTGCCATCGCGCCGCCAGGATGTGCGCCACTCCTGGGCCGTGGCGTACCACTTGTAGTCGGAATCGGCTGCTCTCCGCTCGCAATACTGCTGGGCCTGCTTCATGTCGAGGAAGGCTCGGCGCACCACGGCGCGGGGGAGGTCCTCTCCTTTGTCGAGGGCATCCACGCACACGATCCATGCGGTGCGGGGGAGGGTGGGGATCAGGTGTTTAGTGGTACTCATGGCTGTCTAGTGCAGGCACCGTGCCTGCCGGGTGGCTGTCTGCGTCCCGGACACCCGCCGCACTCTGGGCTGGGTGTTTCGGCCCGACGCCTCGGGCCTCATCAGCGGGTCAGGTAGGGGTGCCCCACTCCTCGGAGCAGTCGGCGGGGTTGATGCCGTGGTCGGCGCAGTAGTCCTCGGTGGCCGCAGTGATGTAGGCCTGGATCGGACCCTCCCCGCGGCACAGCGGCACGCTGTCGATCACAAGGCCACGCTCGTCCCGGACCTCCAGCTCGTCCGGGGTATCGGCGTACCAGTAGAAGTAGACGGGCGCGGCATCGTGGTGGGTGCCGGGGAAGGGGTACAGGGTGAGGCAGAGGTTGGTACTCATGGCTGTCTGTTGGGTTGGCTGTCAGGTGCGGGACTGTCCCGCGAAGGTAGGGTCATTGTACTCCCCGACCAGACACCTGTCAAGTCGGGGAGTGTAAGCACTTTGTAAGATCACTCGGCCTCGGCGTACTCCGCCTTGCGGGCGGCGAGCGCAGCAGCCTTGTCTCCTCGGGCCAGGATGAGGGCCGCAGCCTTGGCTGCCTTGCCGGTGGCCTGCACGATCCACTTGGGGTTGTCCTTGAGCTGCTTCGCCCAGCTCGCAAGGTAGCTCGCGCTGTTATCCACCACCTCGGTGTGGATGCCAGCCTCGGAGGCCAGGAACAGGGCGGTGAACTCGGCCACCAGCTCCTCGAAGGCATAGATGTGGCCCCCGAATCCATCGGACTCGGTGATGCCCTTGCGGGCCAGCCGGTCAGCGTGCCCGGTGCTGTGGCCCAGCTCATGGAACACGGTGGTCCAGTAGTCGGACTCGGTGTTGAAGCTAGAGAGGGGCGGCACGGTCACCGAGTCCTTGCTCGGGCGGTAGAAGGCAGACGCCCCCTCCTCCTTGAAGGACGGCCCGAAGCCTCCCTCGATGTAGCCCTTGGCAATGGCCTCGGCCTGGGTGTTGGCTGCCTTGCAGTCCTCCTCGGTCCAGTCCTCGACGGTGGTGGGGACGCCGCACACGGTGGTGGGGAACCCGTTCGCCCAGTCAGCCTGGGTGGACTGGAACACGGTGAAGTGCCGCAGGAAGGGGATCAGCTTCTTCTCGCCGGTGACCTTGTCCTTGGTCGGGATCATCTTCCAGTAGGTCACGATGGTGCCCTTCTCACCCTTGCGGACCTGACCGCCGGCCTGCTGGATGGCCTTGTAGGTGCCCCACCAGCTCGGCTGTCCGCCGGCCAGAAGGTCGAGCCACCAAGCGTTGCCGCCTCGGTAGAGCTTGCCGGTGCTAAGGGAACGGGCTCCCGTGGTGGCGGTGTTGCCGACCCAGGTCTTCACCCAGGGGTTCACACCGGCTTCGAGGAGGGCGACGACCTGATCGGTCACGAGTTGGTAGGTGTCTTTGCGTTGCATGGCTGTCTGCGGGACTGTCCCCGCTAGGTGGGTGGAGTATACCACGCTGGACTACGGTGTCAAGCGGGCAGTGTATCCTGTTTGTAAAACCCGGACACCCCGGAGGGTGTTTCGTCCCCGGTCCTGGGACTCATCAGCGGGTGGCGGAGCTGACCCTGTAGGCCTTGCTGGGGCGCTTGCCGAATCCTACGGAGGGGTCATCATCGGACACCTCGACGGTGACGGTGACGCCCACGGTGTCCCCCACAGACCAGTCCCTCCAGCAGTCCTGGGGGATGGTCAGGTGGACCACGACCACGCCGGCCTCGGTCTGGACCTTGACGGTGCCACGCTTGCGGAGCCCGTAGGCGTTCGTGACCAATCGCTCCGATACCAGCTCACCCTCGACCACCTGCCGACCAGCGGTCAGGGTGCCACGGGGATCGGCGGCGGTCTGGGCCTCGGTGTGCAGCTTCCGCAGCAGGGTGAGCTGGGCCTCGCTCAGTCCCCAGCGGGCACCCTTGCCGACGAGATCCTGGGCGAGGCGGACACCGTGGTGGGAGATGCGGCTGGTATCGGCGTCCCAGGTGTACGGGTCGGTGACGCCCCAGTCCTGAAGGCGGGCAGCGTACTCTGCCTCGGCCTTGGCCTTGGCCTTGGCAGCCTTGGCCTGCCGCCGCAGGGTGGCCTGGGCGCGGCGGCGCAGGTACTTGCGGACCAGCTCGACGGCGTCCTCCAGGGACATCAGCTTGACCTCAGTGGGGGGCAGGCCCTTCACACTGCACTGGAGGCAGCGGTCGCCGTGGGTCAGGTTGAAGGAGTACCGACCTGAGCCCCCGCACCGAGGGCAGACGGACTCGACCTCGGTGCCGAGGTAGCCGCAGGCCAGGGAGGCCACGATGGCCTCGGGGACCTGCCAACCGTCGAGCATGTCCAGGGCATGGTCCCAGCCCTGCACCTTGCTGGCGGTGCGCTCGACCACCTGCTCGGCGGTGAGGTTGTGTTCGATGCTGTAGATCGGCAGCTTGAGTCCGGCGGGGCGGTCGAAGACCAGGGTAGAGAGGCTGTATCGCATGGCTGTGCTAGGGTGAAGGTGGTGCGGGCTGACCCGCTGGGTGAGGTTGGAGCATAGCACGCTTGACAGGGGTGTCAAGCTGGGAAGTGTATGCTGTTCGTAAGATCCCCGGACACCCCGAAGGGTGTTTCGGCCCCGATCCTGGGCCTCATCAGCGGGCGGCGGAGGCCTGCTGGTAGGCCCGGATGAAGTCCCAGAGAGGGCTGCCAGCAGGGAGGCTGACATCCCGGACATAGTCCCCGGAGGCCTCGACGGCGGCGATCAGGCGGTCGGCATCCTGGGCGGCGCAGGTGAACCTGCTGCCTCCGCAGCGCACCAGCACCTGGGTGAGGCGGGTGCTTTCACGGCGCGTCAGGGCTGCGACCTCCGTCTCGGTGAGGAACCCGTGCTGCTGCTGGATGGTCTGGAAGAGGGTGGTGGTACTCATGGCTGTCTGTGGGTGAGGGTGTTTCGGCCTTCTGGGCCTCATCAGCGGGGCAGTAGCAGCCCCGGACACCCGGAGGTGTCAGGCGGAGGCCAGATCCTCCAAGAGGTCGTAGCGCAGCCCCCACAGGTACTCGGCCTCGCGGACGACCGCGACGCGCAGGCGGAGGTGATCGCCGGGGCTCTGGACGGGGCAGGCGTCCTCCAGATTCCAGCAGGCGTGCCAGAGGTCGTACAGGTCCTCCTGATCGAAGGCCTTGCACTCGGAGATGTTCCGGCACTCCGAGGTCAGGACGCGGGCCTCGCACCGCGAGAGGTTGGCGAGGTGGGCGAGGTTGGCGAGGAGCTGAAGGGCGGGGTCGGAGTGGATGGTGGTAGGCATGGCTGTCAGTGTTGGGGTGGGTGTTTCGGCCTTCTGGGCCTCGTCAGCGGGGCAGTAGCAGCCCCGGACACCCGGAGGTGTCACAGGCTGCCGCCGTACCACTCGCGGGCCAGCTCGCGGAGGGGCTCGCTGCGGAACTTCTCGCGGAGGTCCTCGATGCGCGGGTCCGCGAACACCGTCTCGTCGGTGACCCCGGCGGAGCGCAGCAGCTCCAGCCCTGCGGCAGCCTGCTCCAGCCCGAATCCGAGGGCGAACAGGGTCGCCGCCTCGCACTCGGTGATGTCGGAGGCAGGGGCAGGCACGCCCACCATGCCGATGATGGCGGCTCGGTCCAGCTCGCAGACATACTCGGCGTCGTACAGGTCGTCGGCGGCGTTGCGGCCACCGAAGGCCGGACGGTCAAGGAAGCAGCAGAGGTCGGCGGGGATGTTGGAGGTACTCATGGCTGTCTGTGTTGGGTAGGTGTCTCGGTCAGCCAGGGCACTGCGCCCCGGCGGTGAGAGGAATATCGCCCAGGACCCCCATCGGAGTCAACATCCAAGTGGGGATTCTTTGGATGTTGTCCTAAGTGCTGCTCCTGCAAGGGGTTACGACGCCTCCAGAACGGTGCAGGGGCTTGCAGGGCCTCTCCAGGGCACGGGAACGCCCCGCCAGTCAGACAGGACAGGCGCAGGGCCACCAGCCCCCGCCCACCTTCAGCCCGCCTCGACCAGGGCAGCAGGGCACCCCGCAGGACCGGCAGTCCAACGGGGATCGGCAGTGGCAGGGCCTGGGAGCCGGCATCGGCAGGGCTCGGTGCCGAGGCTGTGCCGAGGAGGGTCGGTCGCGCCAGCCCGCGCAGATCATGCAGCCTCGGCGGAGGGTGGGCCGGGGTCGGTCGCGGGGGCACGGGGGGGAGTAGCCGGCCCCCGCTTACATATACCCCCTCAGATTTTTGTGTCAGAATTGGGGAGGGGGTCCATGAGGGACCATCACCACCACATTTAGCACTCGGGGTACAGAGTCAGAACATGTTCAAACAGTTCACAACCCCAGCAGGTCTAGTAACTGTCTTTAGACATGGTCTTCTATGGTCTTGATACCCCTTAGCTAACTCTTCCAACACCTTATAAGACCTTATAAGACCTTATAAGCCCCCCTACCCCCCAGAGCTACCTCCCATTGGGACCCTATTCAGGGTTGTCCCGCATGAGATAGGGGGTGAATCTAGGGCAACTACCTAGACCCACCCCCACAATAACTGACCACCAAGACCCCGACTGAGGGAAGCCGGGATGGGAGTTGAGAAGTGTAAGGCTCTCTTGCTTTGGTCTTGGTGGTCGTGCGGTTTACCGCCCTCGTCCCCCTCCAGGGTTGGGCTGAGACTGCTGTCCAGACACCTGAGGGCGGGCATTCGGTCTAAGGGGCCTCACAGGCCCGCTACGGCCTTTTCCGCCCGACATGACTCGGGAGCCGTATCCAGCCCCAACGCCGCCCAGAAGGGCTCTGGCGGCCTCTGGAGTGAATCCTAGGTTGCGGAGGCCCTGTAGGGAGCCCGACATCTCTGACAGGCGCTCGATGGGGATCTGAAGTCGTTGCAGGTTCATGTCACATCCAAGTGTGGGGGTCGTTGCGCTGTCCGAAGGTGGAGGTGTTCATGATATTCTCCAGCTCGCGTTCCAGCAGCTCGTCTCTCCGGGCTTTCATCTGCTCGTCAGCAGTGATGCCGGCAGCCTCGACCCAGTATCCAACGGCCATGGAGAGGACATCGAGGCGGTCGTCGTGGATCAGTGCCCCTTTTTCGCGGCAGATCCGGGTGAGCTGGTGGAAGAGTCGGTATTGGTTCCGCTTCTCAGCCGGCAGATGCTCTACACTCCGGTAGTCCTGTTCGATCAGGCGGGGAGAGACGACCAGCTTATGCTGATTCAATATTGGCTCAAGCGTGTCAATGATTCGCTTCTCCTTCTGGATGTTGTGACGGACCTCTTCGGTAGTGACCGGGTACACCTTCCTGAGATACGGCTTGAGCAGTTCGAGGAACATCCCGTCCCCAAAGTTACTTTCTACGAGAACAAGGTTCACCTTGTGTCGCTTGGCTTCCTGTGCCAGCTTTTCGAGGACATCCTTGCTGTATCCGCCGGGGAGCCCAGTGCATTCCTGAACATACATGAAGCCGTTCAGGATCTTGACTATTGCGTAGGTCGTCTCGTCCGTTCCCCGTCCACTGGGGTCGATAGCCATGACGGACCCCGTGTACGGTAGGAAGTCCCCGTCAATCGCCATTGGGCGGTGGTAATGATCCCCAGCGAACCCCACATTGGGCAGGTCCTTGAGGGTGTACTCGCCACTGCCGGCCCAGATCAGGTTCTCGGGGGCCTTGAGGGGGTCAATGTCCAGAACGATCAGGTCCCTGAGCTTCAGCGGGAACTTGAAGTCGTCTTCCAGGGACGGGTCCAGCATGAACTGGAGGGCGAAGCCCGATTTGCCATAAGAGGCTTCCCGTTCTGCTAGGTCGTGGCCGTTGAAGCGCAGGGGGTCGGTGGGCTCCCCCACCATGTCCTCCTGCCCCTCCATCTCTTGCAGCACCTTGGGGGCCAGGGTGGCCCCGTAACGCTGCCTGAGGGCCTTGGAGGGGTAGCGGGCCGGCCAGATCCTCGTCTCGTAGCCACGGTCTGGGAGGGCGTGGTAGAGGCTTCCTGCGTCCGTCTGAGGCGTGCCCAGGAACACGATCTCGCCGCCCGGTTTGACGATGGCCTCGAACTCCTTGACCAGCTCGGACAGCTTGTCCCGCATGCCCTGGGTGGCAGCGTTGTTCAGGGACTCAGCGTCGTCGGAGATGATGAGGTCGGCGCGAGATCCGGTGAGCTGGCCGGTGATCCCCACAGACTTCACAGACGGCGCGTGAGCCGCCTTAGCCGGCCCCACATCGAAGGACACCTTGGAGGTCCGCTGGTCCTCTGAGGGCCGCAGGTGGGCCAGCAGAGGCATGTCCCAGATCAGGCGCTGGGTGAAGGTCGAGAAGTCGTCTGCTCGGACCTTCGAGGCTGACACCACCAGCACATTTATCTGGGGGTCCATCAGGAGCCGCCAGACGGCGTAAGTGCTTGTCAGGTAAGACTTTCCGACGCCTCGGAAGGCGCAGATGATGCGCCGCTTGGGGCCTCCCTGGAGGTAGTCCGCAATGTCATACTGGACGGGCGTCGGATCAGGGAGTCCAAGGTGCGCCCACACCAGATAGACGAAGTTGCGGAAGTCCTTCAGCTCCTCCGGGATCTCGTACTGGACGGGCGCTTTGCTCATTCAGCGGCCTTGAAAGGTACGATGGATGCGAGGTCGCGCAGCGATGTCTGCTGCTTCTCTCCGACATCTATCTGGTTGTCCTTCAGGAACTTCACAGCCACGCTGATGTCTCCAGTCGTGGCATCCCCCGACTGGATGCGGGAGATCAGCTCATCCGCGACCATCCGGTGGAGTTGAGTCAGTAGCTGTTCGGGGGTCTGTGTCATGGATAACTTGCTGTTGAGGTCTGTGGAAGTTCTCAAGGACGAGGTCCCGCTCGATCTTCCGGTGAGAGTCACCCGCCCCAAGAAGATGCAAGAGTGGGGAACTTGCGAGAAACTTGCGGATCCTGACCGCTTTCTGATACGGGTGCATAAAGAGCTGGAACCCGACTGGGCCGTCGCCATTCTAGCGCACGAATGGGCACATGCCCGAACATGGCTAGAGGACCCCCGCATGGATCACCACGGTCCTGAGTGGGGAGTGGCCTACGCACGGTGCTACCAAGCCCTGTTTGGCCGCTAGAACTTGTTGGACAGGTACGACACCAGCACCGAAACACCGCTGGCGATCACCCCAGTCGCGCCCAGCAGGAAAGACTTGGATGTCTCCAGCTCGCGGATGCGGGCTTCGAGTTCCTCCAAGTCCTTCTGTAGCACCTTCATGCCTTGCAGAAGTGCGTCCACCTTCCCTTCGAGCCTGCCAAGGCCCAATAGGATCTCCCTGTCGTCCATTTTTTACGCCTCAAGCACAAAGGATATAGAAGTGTCATACTGAGGGTCGTCTTCCAGGGAGGCATTCCCCAGAGGAGCCCAACCGTTGTGGGACATCTTCGGCCAGAAGCGAGCAGGTCCGCCGTTGTAGGTGGTATCGGACATCTCGAACATCATCGAGTGCCATAGAGCGCCGAGACGCTGTGCCCGGATCTGGTCGATGGTCAGAGTCCGGTCAGTAGCGCCGTCTGCGCGGATGTTAGTGCCGTCGTTGGTGGCAAACCACTGCGGGTACTCGATGGGGTTGCAGAAGATCCCCACATCGTCGGGCACATTGGTGAACGAGGGGCCGGGGTAGACGATGTTCGGGTCCATCTGGACCCAGTACCACAGCCTGGGGTGGCCGTTCTCGTCTGCTACCACCCCGCAGTCCTGCGGAGCCATGCTGTAGCCGTACTGCCACAGCCAGAACTTGACGCCGTCGAATGGCCCGTACACCGGCACCGAGTTGCCGTAGCGGTCCTTGCCAATCCTCGCGTCGTTCAGCGGGTCAGGCATGTTCACAGAGCTGCGGAACACCGCACCGTGGTTACGGTTGGCCTCCCGGATTCGGATGCCGACGCGGTGGAACTCCATGTTCCTGCCGGCATCAGCTCCCTGCATGTACTCGATCACAAAGGACATCCGCATGAAGCGGCGCGACTGGTGAGCCGTCAGCGGCCCACCGCAGAACACCTTCGAGAAGCTCTCCCGCACATACGGCATGCCCTCGGCGTACTGGTCGGGGCCGTATATCTTGAGCGGGTTGCCGGTGACCGGGTCCAGCACGGGGGAGGTGTCGTCCTGCTCCCATATCTGAGCCTGAGGACGCCCGCCTCCTTGGCCCCAAGAGTCTCCGGTGTGCTTCGTACCGTCGTAGATGGCCGGCGTCGGGATGCCCGGGAAGCGCGGCAGGTCCATCTCGACCGGGTACAGCGCGATGGGCGTGTCTTCCCCCGTCTCAGATCCGCCGGCTACAAGGTCGTTCGACCATTGCCACAGGTTCTCGTCCGCGTGGACATTGCGGATCATCTCGGTAGGCGGGTTCAGGAGGTCAGCGAGCGACGGCTCGGTGCCGTCAACAAGATCAAAGCGCGGGTCCCAGAACCAGACTTCTTCGTTACCATCGGAGGGGTCGTTGTATGCTGCGAACCGGGGGCTGTATCCGGTATGCGCGGCGTCAACAAACCGCATATTAGTGTTCGTATCAAATACTTTAGTTCCGCTTGTATTGTATACACCGTCGAGGCCAAGTCCCGATCCAGTGTATGTGTAAGGGTTTATGTAGAGAACAAAGAGATACCACTCGCCTACATTGAAGTCGGCAAATTCTTTGAAGATTATATTAACTAGGGTACTGCTATTAACGATATTGTAAAGCGGGTCACCGACGTTATTGACCAATAGTCTCCCATCGTGTGCGCTCTTGCTGTTGAACCAAACAGATATGCGATAGTTATTTGACGGGTCGTAGGTGGTAATATCGTTCATGAATCCGCCGTCGTAAGTGGCACCACTTTCGACATTGACGGCTTTCCATATAACTTTCTGGTCCCCGTGTGGGTTGGTGTCTACTGCCCTAATGTTCTCACTAGTAATGCCGTAAGCCTGCCAAGTGCCAACTCCTCCCGTTCCGACAGTCCACTCGGTTTCGGGGTCGTACAGGTTGGTTCCGCCAGTGTCCTCAACCTCAAAGTTCTCGTTCACCGGGTCCCAGTCAGTCTCCGTGAACGCCACATCGGACCTTTCATAGTCCAGAGAAACCGACACCCCGTCTCCAACACCCAGCCCAGCGGCCACAGCGGCGTCCACATCGCAGGTAATGCCGTTGTTTCGGTTGTTATTGGGCGGGTTGATCGGCTCTTGTGTGACTGTGCAGTACGGAGCCAAGGGACCCGACAGCTCAACACGCTGCTGCACCGTTAGAGGGGCGGCTTTATTGAGTCTAATGTTGTAGATGAGCTGCTGAGAGCCACCGGCACTGACCGAAAAGCCCGTTGCCGCCGTGCTGATGCGGATCTTGGGAGGGTCTTCAGCCGGAATCAGAGCCAGCTTCTGGAGTTCACGGTCCCTATCGACCTCAAGCGTGGCTGACGGGTTCTGGATGGTGGCCGTGACGATGCGGTTGACGGCCCATGCTTTGCCCAACACCTTCGCGGTCATCGTGAAGTTGACCTCGGTCTGCCCTGCGCCCAGCGTTACGGTTACAAGCGTGTTACCTGAGGTCGCCGTATCGCAGGTCCAGCTCCAGTGAACATTCCAGGCTCCGTTTTCGGTGGCGAAGTCAACCTGAAAAGTCTCACCACCCACAATCGTGCCGGCTGGGGCGTCGATGACGATCTTGAACACCACGCTGGTGTCCTCTCCGTCTTTGTACTTGAGCCAGCGGATGTGGTACTTGCCTAGATCCCTGTCTCCCCCCACCCCGTAGGTGACATACGGGTTGTATCGGGAGGTGTGTTGGAACCCGACGCGAGCGCGGGTGGTGTTGAGTCCGCCAAACATCAGAACTTCTCGATCAGGATCCGCATTCCGTTCAGCCTTTCGTCGTAGAAGTTACCACCGGGGTTTACGACGGGAGGGTTGGGCACGGTCTGCGGGAAAGCAATAGACGGCGAGGCGATGCCGGCGGGGCTGGCGTTTTGCAACACAACCCCAAGGTAGGACACCGATTGTCCGGCTTGCCCAAGGTAGCCAGAGTAGGTAAGGGTCGCAGTAGCCAGCTTCGAGGTGTCAGGACCCGCTCCCCCGCTGGAAGGGACGACAACGATCTTCTGGTCCTTGGTGTGAAGCCCCGCTCCGTTCTGGGTATCTACGACCAGAAGGACTCGCACGGGATATTCCGAAGCGGTCGTTCCGCTGGCCGCATCGACTGCCGCCATCGAAAGGTTGATCGTGATGCGGTAGAAGCCCGTCTCCGCAAAGTTGAGGCGGTTAGGGCCTTCGTTCCAGTTGCTGAACACATACTGGGCCGGCGCGTCTTGGATCTCGGTCAGGATGCCGTTGAACTGGTAGAACCCGCCCACTGCCGAACTGATGTTGAGTCCGGTGATGTTGTTGTTCTGAACAAGCAGGGCCGTGGCCGACAGTCCCCCACCGCTTGCGGCGGAGGTAGCCCACTCCACCCCTTGGGGCACGGCAGAGTTGGACTTGAGGAACAGCCCATCGCTCCCAGGGGTTACCGGGGCGGCAATACCCGACGCATCGGTAGCGAGGATGGAGCCCTTTGCAAGCCCATCGAGGTCCTTGGTCTGCACGCCGGGAGACAGCGTCCACGCGCCACTCCCGTCAAGCGCCCCGTCCCACACCAGAATGTCTCCAGTGGTCGGGCCGTTCTGGGCGTTGAAGTTGACATCGTCAAGGTACTCAACAGCCCCGCTGTTCTTGAAGCCGATATCCCCGTTGGGCTTCACATACAGGAACTTCTCAGACTGCTGGTCTGTCGTCTGGGGCGTGTCGGTCAGGTCGGTGAACTTAGAAACCCCGGTAGTGGTGTCGCCCCCTCCGATGCCGGTGTAGTTGTACAGCTTGATCCAAGTGGTCGGGCCTGACTTGAGGAACACATCCCCGGGGTAGTTGCCATCGGCATCTACTCCACCAGATCCGAGATAGATCCACAGGTCGCCAACCGCTCCGTCGCCCGAAGCGGGGCCGGAACCGCCAATCTTGACGATGCCGCCCTTGCTCATCGTCACCCCAGCCGCAGAACCACGCGCCGCTCGGGCAACATACGCATCGGTGTCAGTGGGAGCGACGGTGTAAGGCTCGCCGTCTTGGTTCCAAGTCAGCAGCCCGCCGGCCTTGGCGGGGTCGATCTGCACCAGAGCGTTGTCCACCCACTCGATGTCGTAGTCAGCGGCAGACTTCTTCGCCAGCAGTTGGGCTGTAGAGCCGCCCCCAGGGACCAGCGTCTCAAGCCGGTCGATGATCTCCTGCGTGATGTACAGCGCCCCCACCGCCGACAGGTCGAGGTCAGACTCCGTCAGGACCGAAGCGTCCTCGAAGTCCACCGGGCGGCTGACAGCAGCTCGCGGCGTCTCGCGGTATATCTCGATCACCGACCCGACAGTCAGGGTCGTGCCTTCGTTGAAGGTGATCTTCGACGGGTTGGTGGCCTCACTGAGGGTGAAGTCGGTGGTGCTGACGCCATCGACCTTGACCTTGATGTGAGAGGTGTGGATGTAGGGACGGTTGTTAGTCGTAGGCGTCCCCGACTCCAGACCGAACTGGACCGTGAACTGCTTCGACCCCGCCGTCTGCGAGGAGATGGTGTAGAAGACTTTGCTGTAGTACGACATCAGTTCATGAGGTCAAGGAGTTGCTGCTCTTGGCGTCCAGCGCGTCGAGCGTTGCGGTTGTATTGCGTGATCTGGTAGTTCTGAGCCAGCATCGGGAACTCTTCGAGTAGCTGCTTCCACGCCCTCGACCGATACTTGGTAACTCGGCTGCGGATAGCTTGCATCTTAGGCGACTTGCCTTCGTCCATACTCATGTCGGGCATGATCTGATACCTGTCCGAACTGATGAGCTGTTCAAGGTCTTCGCGCAGCGTGCGCCCGTTGAGCGTCACCTCGCCCTGTAGTTCCTGATAGCGGTCGTAGGCGGTCTGCTGCCCGTTGTCGTACTCGCGCAGGTCCAGAATGCCACCAGCCTTGATGGGCTGCGGGGGCGAGATGACCTCTCCGAACTTGGTCACCTCGCCCTGGATCAGGTCGCTAGTCACCTGAGACGCCGGCACAGGAGTCATCAGTCCGAGAAGCGGCCCGCCAAGGTAGGTCTGCCGGCCCATAGGCTCGCCCATGAAGTTGCGCTTCGGAAGCAGACTGTCACCCATGAACGGGATGCGGTTCTTCCAGTTGTCCACCGTGGTACGGACATCGCGCAGGGTCGGGTCCATAGCCTGCGACACCTGACCCAGCAGGTTGGGCACCACCGTCCCAGACAGGTTTCGCCAGTAGCTGGCGATGTACTGGTCGGGGTCGTCAATGGCACCGGCAAGGTCGATAGCGCCAGACAGGTACGACTTCTCGCTCAGGTTGCGGAACACCGCCAGAGCGGTAGAGGTCAGCAGTGCCTGCACGCCTTCCACCTCCGGGTCGTCCGTGTACGGGTTGCCGTTCATGCCTTCGGCAATATCCGCCACGATTCCGATCATCGAGGCAATAGGGTCGAGGCGCTGGTAGCCGTAGTAGGAGTCACCGAACCGGATGGAGTACGGCTGCCAGCCGGCGTCCCGCAGGAGGCGCTGGGCGTTCGGGTCCTTAGGCCCGCCCCCAGTGATCTCGCCAGACATGGCCTTCATGTACACCAGCGTGATAAGGGACGAGGACACCGCCAGCCGGCCAATGGCCTCTTCCCGATCCGCCTTGAGCGCGGCGTCGGCCTCGGCAAGGCTCTCGCTCATCACCTTACGCAGGCGCGTAGCTTTGAACGCTCCGTCAAACAGCGGGCTCAACAGGTGTTCCGATGCCTGAGTCAGCAGGTTGGTCGGCACCTGCACGAACGGGATGATCGGCTTCAGCCACGGCACCGTCCCGGTCATGTTCTGGATCGCCTTACCCAGAGGCTGGATGACATTGCGCGACAGCGGGTTGGTGCCGCCCTCGCCCAGCTCCTCAGTGAAGGTGGACTTGCGAGCGAACTGTAGCGCCCGCTCGGCAATGGCTCCCTTCTCGGAAGTCCAGTTCTTCTTCATGTACTCCTGCACATAGCGGCGGGCCTCCGACTTGTTGAGTCCCTTGGAGTACGCTTCCTTGAGCGCCTGAACCTTGAGGTTGTTCTCGTTGAACAGGTTGCCGTCACGGGCCATCAGGTCGTACTGATCGCGCACATACTTGGCAGCCGCCGCAGGGTCTTCGCCCATCTCTTTGATGGCCTTCTGGGTCAGCTCATCCGTCACCACCATGCGGTAGTGCATCTGCTTGAAGAACTCGTCCACAGAGCCCAGCAGCTTGGTGGGGTATCCGCCCACGGAGACGAAGTTCAGCAGCCCGTTCAGCGTGGCCTTCAGCGGCGTCGGCATGGATTCAAGCCCCAGCCGCTCCGCGTAGGTCCCCTTCTTAGCCGCGCCGGTAAACACCCCGCGCTGCATGTCGAACTTGGCGCGAGCGCCGGCGGGATCGAGCTGGCTCGAACCTTCCTTCATCGCCACCTTGGCGGCTTTGAAAGAGCCCTTCAGCATCTCCCGGTAGGTCACGACAGCAGACAGGCCCTTCGCCACCTCGGGCTGCTTGAGCAGCTTGCCAAGGACGGCACGCCCAAAGCGGCGCTCAAAGTGAACCATAGTCCCGTACAGGACATTGGACATTGCGTTGACGGACTGGGTGCGCGGCCCGGAGAGGATCGAGTTGTAGAAGACCTCCAGCATCACATCGAGCCGGGTGCCCTGGTAGTCCACCGCAGTGCTGATGAAGGCCATCTCGCCTTCGCGCATAGCCGCCGAGGTGCGGGCGATGTAGTCGTCCACGCCCTCTCCAGTCTTGCCGGCCTTGAGTGCCGCGTCCGTAGCCTGAAGCATGCGGATCGCGTCATCTTCGTTGACCGCCCGGTTGCCCAGCCGGCCCATCGGAATGTTGAGCTGGTCAGCCAGTCCGAAGCCCTTGAGGAACGAGATGTGGTTGAGCTGCTCCATGAGCGGGCTCATCAGGCCGAGATACCACAGGTAGTCCGCCTTTGCGACCATGTCCTCGGCCCCGTTCTTGCGCGAGGCTTCGAGGCGGGCGTAAGACTCCCGGGCGCTCTCCATCGTGTCGGCAGCGAACTGGCGGATGGCACGGGCCTTAGCCACAAAGCCCAGCCCCAGCTTGCTCACCTGCTCCAGCTTGAGCTGGCCGTTACCGCGCCCCGAAGCAGCCACAAGGTTCTGGTACTCCTTGAATGCCTGCTCCTCAATCATCTGCTTGTCGAGCAGCTTGGCGTTCAGCAGGTTGTCCTCCTGCTCCGCCACCATCATCTCCAGCAGGTCGCGGGCATCGTCGCCACTGGAGACATCCTCGGTGTTGCGGATGGAGCGGCGGATGTTGATGGGGCGCTGCCCACGCTCCGCACCGGGGACGCCTTCCATGACCTCGGAGGCAAACCCGATGTCGCCCTCCATCTCGGTCTGCCGAGACTTGAGCTTGGTGAGGCGAGCCCGCTCTTGAGCCTCCAGCGTCTCTTCGCTCCAGCCCTCGGGGTACTTGGCGTCCAGCTCATCCAGCGTCTCGCTCATCTTTTTCTTGATGGCGGCGCGTGCAGACGAACGGGCGGAAGAAGCAGCGGCGATCTTCTCACCCTCTAGCCGGCGGCGCTCGACGGCGTTGCGGAGCTTAGACAGGTGAGCCTTGTGCCCCGTCCGAAGCACGCTCGGGTCGTTCCTCCAGTCTTTGCCGTAGATAGAGTCGAGCTTGCCTTCGTACTCCGACACCTTCTTCTCAAGCTGGGAAGGCCCGCTACGGACGCCTCCAATGGTGAGGCGCTCATAGATGGCTCGCGCTTCGTCACCGAGGTTGTTGTACACATCCTCGATGCGGTTGCCGCGCTGCACAAGGTGGTCAAAGATCGTGCGGACTTCGTCCGGGATCTTGTCAGGCATTGTCTTGTCAGCGGCCTCGAAAGCCTCCCTGACTCCCTGCGTCACCCGCTCCATTGCCACGGTCAGGATGTCGAACTCCCTATCCGTGGTGCCGGGGGCGCGGGATACCTCACCGTTGTAGATGTACGCCTCGTACCAGCGGGCAAACTGTTCTTCAGCCTCGACGGTCCACTCGCCGTTCACGACGCCCAGCTTGGCCTCAAGGACATCCAGCTCGAAGTCGTAGGCTCCGCCACGCGCCACTCGATCTGCCTCGGGCACCGTCCGAGAGCCGTGCATCAGTCGCCAGCCGTGTGCCGATTCGTGGTAGATCGTGTCGAGGTTGCCGCCCTCGAACAGGCGAGCGAACACGCGCCCACCCTCGTCCACTTCGGTAACGCCGCGAATGTAGTTCTCGTCTTGGAAGAGGTAACGCTGGGGCTGCGCCGCTCCCTGCTTGCGCTTGAGCAGGTCATGCGCCCGCTTCTGGACATCGGCAGCTTTGCCGTAGTCGTCAAACAGCGGAACCTGATCCCGGATAGCCGCATAGCCGCCGTTGTCCGGGTCAAGCGGGATGCCCTTGGTGATCCCGTCCGTGTCCCGCACCATGAAGACGATGTCCGGTTCGCCAAGCAGGTCGAAGTCCCAACCCTCAGGCGCGAACTCACGGTTGAACGGAGTCCGAGACACAGGAACCCAGCCGTGGTCTGAGTACAGATCCGGCAGCTTGCCCCCGATGTCAAAGCAGTCGCAGGTCCGTGCGTTCTTCGAGGCCACGGCCAGCAGATCGTTGATGTCTGCCTTCGACCCCGGCTTCTTGAACACGCTGACCATGTCACCGTCTTTGGTGACAACCACACCCGCCTCGCCAGACGGGTCCATCAGCGTCAGGTTTCGCTTGTAGGTGTCTTCGTAGAAGTCGATGTCTTTGACTTCGACGGCTGCCCCGAACTTGGAGTTGTCGCGGACATCTTGGATGCCTTCGTAGAAGGTCTTTCCGCCTCCAGTGCGTCCAGTAGCAACAAGGTAGTTGCTGCGGCCTTCTTGAAAAGTTCGCGCCCGTCCGCTTGCGACTTGTCGTTGTTCATATCGAGTGGTTGCAGTCTCAGTTCTCTGGCGCGTAGTCGGAATGCCTTGAGCCTCAGCTCCGCGCTGTGTCCAATAAGTGACATTGCCTCTAGCGTAGATGACATCATCCACGATAGTGATCTCGTCTGCGCGACGAATCGGACGGCCAGTGCCACCTTCGCCGGCGAACATATACCCGTAGTCGGGGTTCCACCGGATCGGCACCCCTTCCACGGCGTGCTTGCCTCGGGGAGGGTTAGCCATGTCCCCGGTCAGACGGTGCTGTGAGCCCACGCCTTCCGAGAAGTCCACCTCGAAGTCCACATTGCGAAGCGTGACGGCGCGGTCTGCCGACACCACTTCACCGTTGACCACGATCTGCTGGGCGGGCGAGGTGTCGTAGGGGACGCTAACTCGCGTGCCGTTTTTGACCCTTGTGCCGACGCGCTCTTGCAGCTCGGTGGGCAGGCTGTCACGCACATAACGCCTAGTCGGCAGCTTGTGGTCAACCTCAGTGCGGTAGGTGTCAGGGAATCCTCCGAGTCCCTTGTCGCTTCCGGGAGCGGGTCGGCCTTCGTTATCGAGGGCGCGGTACTCGTAAGTGTCTACGCCCTTCCGCCCCGCGTTGACCTCCCGCTTCTTGCCCAGCGAGTCGATGTAGAAGTCTTCGACCTTAGCTCCGATCCGGTACAGCAGCCCAGGATCGTAGCCCTTCATCATCAGGTCGGTCTTTAGCGTCTCGTACCTCTGCTTCAGTAGACGCACAGCCCTCAGAGGAGTACCGCTGGTGACGCCAAACTGGGTGGTCTGGGCAATGCGGTCGATGGCCTTGTCCATGGCCTCATCGTCAAAGTCCAGAACGCCTTTCAAGTCTTCCGGGACTTCGCGCACCGCAAAGTCACCGGAGGTGGTGCGGAGGTCATTGACAATCTTCGGATCCATGCCCATGTTTTCGAGCGTCTGGAGGAAGGCTTTGTCTTCCGCAAGCTGCTGGAAAGTATCGGTGTGATCCCAGAGACGGCTAATCAGCTCGCCCCGCATGTTGGCTTTCACATCTATCTTGTTGCCGCGATAGTAGCCGTACAGTCCTTTGACAGCAGTGACCGAAGCCCAGATAGATTCAAGCAGCTCACTGCCGCCTTCGTCCCACCCAAGTCGAATGCTTAGATCACGAATCTTGGCGCGGTAGGCGGTAGAGCCTGCGCTTCCCATCTTCTTGTAGAAGCCGCTGAAGTCGGGGTAGACCTCAGGGTCAATCAGCGCCCCCATGTGGGTGTCCAGCGGGACCCCGGTGTTGTCGAGATAGCCGCCAGCAAACTGCCCAGTCTTCTGAAGAGGATCAGAGACATGCAGCATCAGCTCATGGGTGGTGATGCCGTCAGCACGCGACAGCATCTCCACCAGCTTGTCTACTTTCGCTCTCTCAAACTTGAAGCCTTTGACGGCTTTGCCCTTTTCGTTGAGGGACCGGCCCGTCTTGAGCGCAGAGGTGACGACCCGGCGAATGCTGTCACGATCCGTAGGACGGCCAGCGGCCCGCCAAGCAGCAATGCTGACCATGGCTCCGCCGGTGTGATCGACCACGCTGTTGTTGGCCGACAGGATGGAGTTAGCTGCAACCCACAGCGGGCCATCGTCTCGCGTGGTTCCCTCCATCTGCGGGAACAGCTTCGGCAGGATGTCGTTACTCATGCGCCGGAACTCGCCGGCCACGGTCCTGCCGGCCTTCGCCAGCGCGATCATCATGTCGTCGTCGATGGCTCCGTCGAGGTTGGTCTGGAACAGACGCTCAACCTCCTGCACCGACTTCTGGTTCAGTGCCGCCAGCTCTCGGGCAGGGATGCGGCCCTTCAACGCTTCGGGCAGATCCGCTTCTGAGAGTTGGAAGAACTGGTTCTCCAAGTCCATGGCCGACTGTCCCCAAGCAATGTCGCCCGGGTTCATCGGCAGTCCGGTCATCTTGATGTGGATGGCCGTTTCGCGGTCCAGCCCCGGCACGAACTCCTTGTTCGCCTCCACAAAGTGAGTGATCTCAGCTTCGTGCAGCTCTTTGCGGGAGGCTTTGAGCGCCGCCTCGCCACTGCCTGTAGCCCGGAGGGTGGTAGCAAACTTCCGCAGTGCGGAAACCCCGGCGAAGACAGAGTCGAACGCCGTACCAAGCGCCGCTCCTTCCAGCACTGCTTTGAACCGCGCCTCGGCTTGAGAGTCCTTCTCATCCGCTGCCAGATACTCGGTGAAGGCGTTGCCCACACCCCAGTCGTTGAAAGCGTTGGAGACTCGCTGGTCATAGGGATCTAGGACCAGACCATCCACGATGGCTCCGCCAAGCATGCCGGCCACGACATCGGGGGTACGCCCCGCGATGGCTGCACGGCCTGAGTACATCGCAGCAGTCAGGGTCTTGCCCTCTTCGAGCGCACCCAGCTTCTTGACCAGTAGGCCCTGACGCCAAGCCTCGGTGCTTTTGGTCAGCCCGCTCCGCTGAGACATCCACTTGCCCAGCGCGTAGGTGCCTCCCTTGCCCTTGTTCAGCAGCGAAGCCACGCGGGTCAGCTTGCCGGCTTGAGCCACCGTAGCCAGCCCTCCAGTTCCCAGGAACGGCAGCATGAAAGAAGTCATGCCCTGCACGAACTGGCCCATACCAGTCTCGGCGTTGCCCAGCCCGAAGTTGTCCGGGATGTCGTAGTCCACCCCTGGGATCAGGTTGCCGATCTCCAGCACGCCTTCGACTGCGCCGGCAATGCCTAGGCCAAAGCCCTCCACAGTGTCGAGGGCGGTGCCGAAGAACCCTGAGTTGTACGGGTCAGTCTCCTGCGTGTACCCGAACAGGTCAGAGCCCCCGGTAGCGTCTACCTCGAACTGAGAGTCCAGGGACATCTCATCGGGGAGGTACTGACTGTAGTCGAACTCGTTCATCAGTTGTTTTGGGTGGACTCCCAAGCGCGGTAGAACTGTTCTTGACGCGCCCAGATAGGCCCAGGGTTCTGTTGATACTGCGGCAGGAGCAGATTGTACTCTTCGGCGCTAATACTATCGCCGGCAAGCCACCCCTTGATGATGCCCTCCGCATCAGTGATGCGGTTGTCGGTCAAGGCAGCGTTGTACTCTTCGATCACTCTCTGGGCTTCGGGATCTGCTAGAGCAGCAGCAGACAGCACCGGTACCCTCTCGGGGTTCAACAGTGCGGGGTTTATCTCTACCCCGAACTTGTCTAGGCGCTGGGCTCCAAAGCCACGGTGGATATTGCGCCCGCTCCCGCCGTTGATCGGGCTGTAGATGTTGAGGATGTCGTCGATGTGCGTCATCGCCGCTGCGTTAGTCGCCTCGTCAACATCTAGGTCGTCCGTGAACCAAGAGTTGTCGCCTTTGACAAACTTCCCGCCGCTAAGGGTAAGCGAGTAATCACCCGACAACGCTTTACGGACTACCTGCTTGGCGGAGTCAACTTCTAGCCCGTATTCATACACCTTGTCCTTCTTCCACACTTCCTGCCACGCAACGGGAGCAGTGCGGTCTGGAGCCGCCGTCTGAAGAGGCGAGAGGTAGTCGTTGATGTCGTCGTTGTCTGCCCCAAAGAGGCCGCCAAAGGTAGACCTAATAGGGACAGTCTGTTGCCCACCTTTATCTGTCGTGCGCCCAGTGGTGATCTTAGCCCTGCCGCGCATAAGTCCCTTGACAAACTCAGCGGCTTCGGTTTTTGCGCGTTCGCCGTAGCTCCGCATCACATCCGCCATCCGCTGCTCCACCTCTTGGTCGGGCGCGTTGTACGCTACATCCCTGATGGCGTCCTCAAGCTCCTGCACAAAGCGAGTCTGATACAGGGTGATCTCTCGGTTCGCTTGATCGGAAACCTCCTTCGCATCTAGGCCGGCAGCCTCAAGCAGCACCTGTAGCTCGTTCGTTACAAGGACTGCGGCGAGGTCGCCCTTCTCCTTTATGGGGTAGGCTTTCTCACGGAGACGGCGCTCGCCAATATCTCTGCGGCGACCCTCCTCCTCATTCACAGCATCCAAGAACTGCACTGCAAAGCGGTCGCCCAGCTCTAGGAACTCGCCTACTCTCTCCGCTGCTGCTCGGCGGAGTTCCTCTGGCGTCATGTTCTGGGTGTCGTTGCGGAACTCGACAAGCATCGTCGATGCTTTCTTCTGGTTCAGCACCTCAGAGGTAGGCGAGACAACCTCACCACGCCGGCGGTCGCGGTCGTTCCTTACCAGCTCGATCAGGCTCTGCACTCCCGGCTCGCCAATACCGGCTGCTCGGGCCTCTCGGCGCATAGCTGTTTCCGCCGCCGCCACCGAGTAGTCGAGCGGCATTGCCATGATGCCTTCAAACTCGCCACCAGAGCGGAACGCTTGAATGCGTTCAGCTTGGATCATGTTGCGGACTTGAATCCCCTGGACATCTCCAAGCACCAAGGCTTTGACCTTGTCGTTGATGCTGTCCTGAAAGCTGGCAAGTCCGTCCAGATTGAAGCCCGTCTCCGTCAGCCACTCCCTGGTAGCGGTACGGACCTCTGCGTCGGTCATCTCAACCGGAAGCCCGTCAAGCCACGCATAGAACTCAGGGGAGGTGCGGATGACCGCTGCCACTTGGTTGGCGGTGGTGCCGGCGTTCGCTGCGTTTTTCAGCCCGTCTCGCCTTTCGACCTGAGCCTCTTTGTCCTCAAGGGAGGCTTCGATGGTGGCGATCAGCGCACCGTGGTCATAGGCGAACGAGTTGGGCTGACGGATGTCAGTGGACTCATCGTCTCCCGGCGTACCGTTCAGCCGGCGGGATCGCGGGTTGAGCGTGCGGAAGTTGTCCAGAAGGGTGCGGGCCTCTTCAAAGTCTTCCAGCTTGATGAGCCGTTCCGCTTCAGCCTGCACCGTAGCAGCGATGATCTGGGACAGCTTGCCCTTGGGGTAGCCCACGAACACGCTGGACCCCGCAGCCTCCTGCATCAGGTTGGCGAGGGCGTTGTTCAGTGAGCCGGCATCGTTGCCAAACTCTTGCAGGGCCACCGACACATCGTCCGCAAAGCCGTCAATGGCCTGCGACTGCCGTGCGTTGCTGCGGCTGTTGACAGCGTTGGTAGTCCACGCATCCCGCAGCTCGCCACGCAGGGTGACAAACTCACCGAGGAACTTGGCTCCTTGATCCGCTGCCCCGTACTCGGCCAGCACATCAGCCTGAATCTGGGCAAAGACCTCTTGCGGGTCGCCGGCGAAGTCAGGGTCGTTGAAGGACTTGAGAGCTTCGTCAGCCTTGGAACGGAACGCACGGAATGCACGCCGTCCTGCTTGCCTCTCAAGGAGGTCCATCATGAACGGGTCGTAGCCGGCAGGTAGCTCCCCGTTCTTGACGCGATTGTGGACGATCTCTCCCAGCTGCTTCTCGGTCAGGCGCTCGGCATCTGCCTGCACCGTTGCGATCTGCTGGTCCCGCTCGGCCCGCTTACGCTCCTGCTCCTCCTCTGCGACCTTCTGCTTGGAGACGCCGGCAAGGGACGAGGCAAGGTGGCCCAAGGCTTTGCCCAGCTCGAACGGCTGCGCTACGACCTGCCCGGTGGCCTGAACGCCAGCAAGGGTCTGAGGCCGGCGGACCTGCTGAACCGGCTGGATCTGGATGTAAGGATTGAAGTCAACCATCAAGTAACCCCTGCTGTGGCACCGCTACCACCAGCGCCAGCGGCCCCTGCGCCGGCCTGGAATCCACCAGCCATGGCGTAGGCAGATACGCCTTGCACAGCCGCGTTGATAAGCATCTGGCCCCCACTGATGGTGGGCATGTCAGGCTTCCACATTCCAAGGATCGTGGCTGCGGTTTCTGCGCTATCCAGCGCGGTGCCTTGGTAGTAGTTCAGCTCCTGCATCAGCAGGTTGCGCTTCTCTGCGGCGTCCGCTCGGCCCCTGGCGGCATGCACTGCCTGTAGCTCGGCATCGACGGAAGCCCCCACCACCGAGTCTCGGCGGGTGGTGACCATCGAGGCTGCCTGACGCGCCTGCTGCTCTAGCTCCACACGCTTCTGGCCGGAAGCCTCACTGATCTGCATGAGCTGGTTCGAGCGTTGGCCGGCTAGGCTCTGGAACTGCTCACGGGCCTGCTGAGTTCCAGCAGCAAACCGCTGATCCTGCGCCGCATTTTGGGCACGGATCATTCTGTTGGTCTGGGCGTCCGAGGCGTAGGAGGCCCCCGCCATGACGACTGCGGCGGTTACAGGATCACACATCTTTCACCTTCGCAAACTCAAGGAAGGGCAGGCGCTGCTCGCCCATGCTCGGGATCTCTCTTACAAAAGTGAAACCCATCCACTTCAGCCATCGGATATGGACATCGTTGCGCTTGTCCACGCAGTTCCATAGCAGCGAAAAGGGTTCAGCCACCTTCTCAAGATACTCTTTCGAGTGGCGCAGGAATGTCTTCGGGTGCTTGGTTATTGCGTCAGTGCCCATCAGCCATACACATCCAAACCTAGGATCGTGAGGCTCGGGCACCGCGCCGAATACACAGGCAGGAGCCCCGTCAATAGTAGCCACGAACGGGAAGTAGCTAATCTCGATGCCGTACCGCAGAGCCGCAACAGGGTCTGCGTGTGTGCCCTGCACTGCCTGCATCTCCATGAGGTCTGCATCCCGGAGCCGCATCCCGATGTACTCGGGATCGGTGTTCCGATCTGCCATCCTCAGGCCAACCTCAACCATCAGACGCGCCGGCCTCGCAGGACGAAGTTGGAGTCGAAGTCTGCCCCGGTAAGGTTCGAGGCGAACGGAGAATCATTGACCAGCTTGATCGTCATCTCGTCGTTCTTACCGTTGATGGGGAAGTCGAAGGTCCCCGTGGACTCGGGCCTCCCGCCAACCTTGAGCAAACTGTCGCCAAGCTGCCGGCCAGTGAAGGGGTACGAGAACATCTGGCCGTTGCGGTCAGTGACCTCGACCCTGAAGTAGCTGGAGTCTCCGTACTTGATGCGGCCCCTGCGGAGGTGAGTGCGCCCAGAAGTGATGGCGATATTGGCTTGCCCGGTGGGGGTCCTCCGCTCCCGCACATAGATCGTGCCGAAGTCGTACTCAAGGGCGTACCGCTCACCGATCCAGAAGGTCTTGCCGCCGTGAGCGCCACGAATGGTGATGGTGTCAGCGGTCACCGCAGTCACGGTGTGCCTGACTCCGTCCGTTCCGATGACCTCCATGGGAGCGTTGGCCTCCATGTCAGGCAGCGTTCCGATGCTACCCAGCACGGTGCTGGACCCATCGGCAGACACCTCATCGACCGTCGAGGTGTACGAATACTTGCGGTCGATGTAGTTCAGGTACTGGCTACCGGAGTCCACAGCGTCAGGCTTGAAGTCGATCTTGTCGATCCACCAAGTAGTCGAGCCGTGGGTCACGCGCCCCACCACCATATACATCTGGTTGTCGTAGAAGTACGCCGCTCGGATGTCTGCGTTGTAGAAGGTGTAGTGAGCCCACGCCTGCTGCACCGGGTTGCCGTTGTAGCGGAAGGTCTTGTACACCCACAGGTTGCCGGCATCCTTAGGGATCACAGCCAGCACGCCTTCGCGCTCAAGAGCAGCCATGCCCCGGATGTCCCCTTCGATCAGGTGGGGGACATGCTCGGTAGCGTCGTTGCCCTCGAACCTCCCCTCGATCTGCGGGTCGTAGTGGAAGTCGTACAGTCCGATGTACTCGCCCCTGCGGAAGGGAGCGTACAGCGAGGTGCCCATGATGATGGGCTTGCGGCCAGTCTCCACCTCGTAGTTCGACACCACCTGAAGGTCCGCCGTTCGAGGAGACAGCGCCTGCCCTTGAGCCGGCCCCAGCGCGAGCTGCATGCGCCTGCCGGTGATCCAGAGTTGGTTACCGTAAGGCACCGCCGACTGCAACGAAGCGATCTGAGACACCGCACTGGCGATGTCAATGGGATCGGAGTCCAGCAGCGTGGCAACCGTGGTTCTCCAGAAGCCGAAGAACGCGCCCGCCTCAGAGCAGATCACATTCTCGCCGGCGAGGAACACCAGCCGGTTCTTGTAATACGACACATCTCGGATCTGAGTGCCCACGAACGAGGGCTCCGGGTTTGTAATCGCATCCCCCGCAGGGCGGACACCCCAGTTGTACCCGGTGACATTCTCCCGGTAGAGCGCACCGTAGGCTCCGCTGCCCAGATCACTGATGTCTACGATCTTGCCGCCGCCCAGACCAGGGTCGCTGTACAGCTTGATCGTCTGAGTGTTGGAATCAGTGGACAGGACCTGCACCCAATAGGTCTTGTCTTCAGGGACCAGCACCGTCCCGCTAGATCCAGTGACCTCTAGCCGCTCAGTGCCGCGAACTACGACCTCATCTCCATCAGCGAGGAGTACGGCGTTGTTGCCTGTGAGGCCCAGCGGGTGGTTGACCACTCCGGTGGAGATCACCAGCTCGTTGGGGTTGGCCCCTTCAATCGACTCGATGGGGAACTCAGTGTCACCTGCTTCAATGAAAGTGAACACGCCGTCCGCGCCTCTCACCAGCAGGTGCGGCATCGTCCGAGGATCGAACTCAGTCTTCTCGTCGGGCTCTGCGATCTCTTTCCAGTAGCCTTTTGATATCTCACCGGGGCCGTTGTCGCCCACGAACTCGACAAGGTAATCGTCCAGCCCAGTGCCGGGGTCGTTGACCACGCGCAGCCTGAACCCGTGCATGCAGGTGTCAGGCAGCTCAGTGAAGGACGGCGTGGTGTCCTTATACACCGAGACAAGAGTGTCGCCCGCCGCGTCCCTGACAGCCAGATCGAAGTCTTCGCCGTCCTTATGGCTAAGAATCAGGATGTTGCCGTAGGAGTCTTCATGACTCTGCTCCGACACCAACGGCATCGTCGCAATGTTCAGGTCTTCAAAGCCAGTGGGAGGGGTGTTCGTGCCCAGTACAGACACGCCGAAGGTGCTAGTGGTAGCGACATCCCTCAGGTTGATCGCCTCGCCTCCCGGCTCGGTTGCAACTTTGACCCAGTTGCTGCCGGTGGCTACGACATAAAAAGTCTTGGCTACATTTCCAGTTGCAATGACTTTGTGCGTATCGACGGCTCCATTCGCGTATTCTTGTTGTTCGAAATAAGTCCACTGGAACCATGCACTTCCAGAAACAAGGCTAAACCTAATCGCCTTGCCGACTGTCAGCTGGTGTCCGGTTTGCAGGAACTTGTTGGCGTGGTGGTCAATCGTCCAACTACCTTCGTTGACATCTCCTCCAGTCAGCGCGGCGTAGATGTTGGCGGCAAGCGCAGTAGTTGAAGCGTCAGGATCGTGAATAGGCCCGGTACTCGCGCCGTTGAAAGTCACGATCACATCCTCATGGGAAGAGGAGGAGAGCGTGGCCCGAACGAACAGCATGGCCTGCGGAGTCCGCGTAGGCTCAACGCGAGACGACATGGCGACAGTCTTCTCGCGGTTCACCACGAAGGTCACATCCCCGATGGTCTGGAACCTGTAGGCATCAGAGCTGGTGGCGTCGAGGTAGTTGTAGGCCGAACGGCTGAACCGCACATTGGCCTTGGAGATGTTGCCGCCGGCTACGGTCAGCAGGTTGTGAACGCGCAGCCGCTCATCGTCCCCGTCGTTCTCGCACACCGAAACCAGATACCGTTCCGTCGAGTCCCGGTCCACGAAGTGGAAGGCAGGGTCGTCGGTGTTGATGTCCCAGTCAGGACCCAAGAGCTGGCCGTACAGGTCCGAGGGCGGGCGCTTCTGCATCCCCTTGGTAAGGGACGGCCACCCGTTCTTGATGTCCTCCGCTTGGTCCGGGAACCGCAGAGTTGCCGGCTGCTGCGAGATGCCGCCGGTCATTGCCGGCACGGAGTGGGAGACAAGCATCAGTAGTTGTTAGGGGAACCCATCCGGTTGACGATGCGGAAGGTGTCGTAGGCGTCGAAGATGGAGTGGTCCCCAGTCTGCGCCTCGAAGTTCCGCAGCGATGCCAGAGCCTGCACCTCTTGCAGCATGTTGAAGGAGTGCTGGTCCCCCTCCCCGATCATCCGGTCGCAGAACACCCGGCCAGCTCGCGTGGCGATGTAGTGCCTTGCCGGCTGGGGCAGCGAGTCCCAGTCCAGCGCGTACACCACGGTGGCCTTGACGGACTCGGAGAAGTTGAAGGTGTGGCCCTTGCGGTCGTACAGCTTCAGGCCACGCTGCACGCAGTCCAGCTCACCTGCATGCTCAGGCTCGACATCCACCCGCAGGATCGAGGGCGACAGCTCGATGTAGCTGGTGGTGGCGTCAGGAGTCAGCTCGACCTCGTACTCCGTATTGAAGTGCCAGCCGGCAGACTGAATCTCCCGGGACACTTCGCTCAGGATGTCCTGTGCGACAGCAGCGTCGGCGGAGGTGGACCCAGTGAGGCTACTGACCGGGCTCGACCCGATCATCGACAGCATCTGGTTGACGGCTTGGAGGTAGCTGGTGGCTTGCATGATGGGAAGTGAAGAAGGGGGGAGAGCAAGTGAATGCCCTCCCCCCAGAAGCCTAGGTAGCGACGATCAGAGGTCGATGCGAGCCACGCACTCAGGGCGGAGAGCGCCAGTACCGCACGCCATCTTGGCGACCATCAGGTCACCCTGGTGACGGATCTGGTACTCGGACTCCATGGTCAGGTCCTTGAGCTTGACCGTGCCCACGGCCTCGGGGTGCATGCAGAGAGCAGCGACATTGGCGTAGTTGTCCTGATAGTCGTTGTTCTCGCCAGGGTTGGCATCGAGGTAGGTCGTACCACCGCCAGCGCCGTCCGTGTCGTAACGGGTGTCGGTCCCGGGAAGGTGCGGAGTCTTGACCACGGTCATGCCCGCCGCCTTCAGCACGAAGCCTTCGGTGAACGAGCCGTTGCTTTCGCCGCCGGCGTAGTCCCGGTGGAGAAGCGCGGTGCCGTTACCGCTCTGGGTGTCCTTGACGAGAGCGTAATACTCCTGCGGACGGACAAACACAAAGCGACCATCCTCAGGCACATACTTTTCGTCGAACCCCTTGGCCGCAGTGTAGATAGCGTCCAGAAGTTCAGCCGAGGTGATGGTGGCCCCCGCCGCAGCGTTGGTGATGTGCTGCGAGGTAGCGAACGGGTCGGTAAGGGCGGTCGAATCAGCGGCAGACTTGAGCGCCGTCTTCAGGACATTGGTGTCGAACTCGAACGCCAGCGCCCGCCCCAGCTCGCGGCTGAAGGGACCCCGGTAGTCATAGTGCGACTTGGCCTGATCCAGCTCGTCGATGAAGCAAGTCGCAATGAGCAGGTCGTCAATGTTGATGACCTTCTCGGACGCCTTGATCTGGCCGAGGAGCTTAGGAGTGACGAGCGCCTGACCCGCACCAGCGCCGATGGACTGGGCGTCATCGACAAGGATGTCAGAACCCGGCTTGAATCGACGAGCCGTGGTACGGCCAGTGAAGGGGAACTGGGCAGACTTGCCGCTGGAGATGGAGCGGATGCGGTGCTTGTCGGAAGTCACAGTGTACTTCTCGAAAGCAGCCATCACCTCGCCGCCGAAGACCTTGAGGAAGAGGGCGTTCTGAGTTTCAAAGGTCCCGGACCAAGCACCCGAACCTTGATTCTGACCGCCGAAAGAGATGCTGCTAAGAACCATAGCTATCTACTTTTGGTTAGAGAGACAGAGGAAAAGGAAGATGTCGGACTGCTTACCTTCGGCGTCAAGGTTGTCGGTCGTAACCGGCCCTGGGTCTAGCGGCAGAAGTTCGTACAAAAAGCCTAGCACATCAGAGGGCGCTAGACCTTGCAAGTCGCTGAATAATCTCGTTGCGGTAGGCGGCGTCCTTCTCGTAGCGAGAGTCCTGCATGGCCCGCATCAGCTCGGCAGTGGACTGGAACACCCCCTCGCCAGAGCTGCTGGTCGATCCCTGGACAAGGTTCGCCTCCTTGCCTTCGGACTGCTGGTATTGGGCGTAGAGCCCCTTGACGGCCATCTCGATCTTGGCGGGGTCGCTGCCGGCCACCGACTGGTTGAACTCCATGACCTGAGCTTCGGTCATGTTCTGGCCGGCCCACTGAACCATGGCTTCGTAGTTGTCCTGCCCTCCAGTGATGCGGTAGGCGGACTGGGTCTGGCGATCCTGAAGGGCCTCCATGCCGGCGGCGTACTGAGCCACCAGCTCGCGGGAGATGCCCATCTTCTCCAGCTCGGCGTAGTCCTGCTCACCTAGCCCGTCCGTGAAATACTTCTCGCTGTACTTCGCCAGCGTGTCCGAGGTGAGGGTGGGCTCCTCGGACTCCTCGGACTTCTCAGGCTCCTCAGGTTCGGGCGTGCCTCCGCCCATCTTCTTCTCCAGCTCCGCATAGGCAGCAGCCATTGCCTCCGCAGACTCGAACTTCTCAGGTAGCCAGTCAGGACGATCAGGCTGAACAACCTGATCCATCGGGGTGTCTTCAGTGGACTCAGAGTTAGTGGAGAGGGAGGACTCGACCTCGATTCGCTCGACCATGGCTTACTGTTGTAGTTGGTTTTGGGCCGCTGCGCCTGCGACTTGAGACGCCACGCCCGGGACTGTCTGCGCCAGCATTGCCTGCTGCTGTGCCTCTTGTGCTTCAGCAGCCAGCTCCTCCTCGGACCTCACTAGTCCGGTGGTGTCGAGGGAGAGAGCCGCAGCTCGCCGGCGAAGATACTCGGAGATGTTGATGTGGCGCAGGGCATCGGGGCCTAGCACCTGAGCAAGCCCAGACACAAAGGTGTCGAGCCGTTGCAGATCCTGCCCACGCCCCAGCGCATCCACGCCGGTGATGATGGTGGGCTGGATGTACTTCTTGGGAACCTGCGGCAGCTTCCCAGACTTAGTCATGCGGTCCATCACTCGCCGCACCAGCGGGAGCTGGAACTCCTGAGCAAGGACTGAGTACAGCCCGCCAAGGCTGCGCTCAACTGCGGCAGACACAAGGCGCACCTCCTCTGCCGTGACGCGCTCGGCCTTTCGGATCGCAGTCTCGGTCAGCAGGAAGGCGTAGTTCAGGCGCTCCGAGATGATGTTGATCGTCTCAAGGCAGACGCGGAAGTCGTTGTACTTCTGCATCTGCAAGACCGTCATGTCTTGAGCGTTGCCGCTGATGATCGCTCCGTTCTGAGACTTGGCGACATCGCGGGCACGGGTGGTCCCGTTCGGGCTGCACAGGAACAGCACCTTCGAGGCTGCGGCGGTTCCTTCGACGAGGCTGCGGCTCAGTCCTTCGAGGCTGTTGAGGTCCCCGTAATACTCCTCGACATAGCCCCTGCCATACGCGGAGCCCTGCTCGGCCACGAATCGCAGCGCCATCATCGGGCTGCGGTCTTGGTCGTACTCTCCCTCGCTGCCAGGGATGACCGTGTCGCACACCTCTTGGTGGATGTAGACCTTGCCGCTGTGCCACTTGGCGCAGGTGTACAGGTCCACGGCGTTGCGGGACTTGTCGTAGGTGGCGTGCCCTTGGATCAGCTCCTGAATCGCCGGGTCCAAGGTGGAGGGCGCGACCTCCTCCTTGATGACGATGGTCTTCAGGTTCCCCATCGGGTCACGCTCGGCCACATAGCGGTCGAGCCTGAACACCCGCATGCCCCCAGACTTGGGGATGTGGAGCAGAGCGTTGCCCGTGACGATGAGCTGCTTGAGTGCCTCGGACAGCGAGACGCGGAACGAGTTGACCTCGATCTCCCGCATCACCGCACGCTCGATGGAGGCAAGGCTCATGTCCAGCTCGGCCTTGGCCTCGGGGACAGCAGCCAGTTCTTGCAGGGCAACCTCGTCGATGGTCAGCCTGAAGAAGGTTTGGTTCGGGGGGAGCAGCGAAAGGATCAGGGCGCTGCTCAGGTTGGTAACACCCCGGGCACCCACGCTCTGGTTGGGAGTGCGGAACACGGTGGCCGAACTCGCGCCGTCTTCCGGCAACAGCGTCGGGATCGTGAGCTTGGCACAGTCCCTACCACGCTGGAGGTAGATGTGACGATCCCCTTCCAGCGCGGAGTACAGAGCGCGAGCGGTCTTGTGCATCAGTAGTTGACCCCGGTGGACTTGGGAATAGTTAGCGCCCGCTTACCAGTGCGGCGCAGCATGCCCCCATCTGTCATGCCCGTCGCCATCGGGTTACTCATCCGCTGGGCAGTCCGTGCCGGCGGCGGCGGAGGGATGGGAGGGGGAGGGACTGCCGGCGGCGGCGGGATCTTAGGCGTGGACATACACATCAGGCAGTCTCCAGTTTCTGCTGGGCTTCGATAAGTGCGTTCAGCTCTGCCTGGGTGACCGTGCCTTTCGCCACTCCCTGCTTTGCCACAGAGATGGCACCGGCCAGCACGCCGGCAGGGGTTTCATTGGAGTGCTTCCAGCCTACGCCTTTAGCCAGGGCAGCCAGCATCTCACCTAGGTTTCCCTTAGCTCCAGCCAGCAGCGCCTTGCCGGCGTGCTTGCGGGCGCGTGTGCTGAAGGCCAGCACGGCGACGGAGGAGAGGAAGGGAATGAAGGGCTGCACCGGCGCAGGGATGAAAGGACCGACGACGCCCAGCACGCCAGAGGTAGCGCGGCTGAACGCCTCGTCCATCATCTTCCGCTCCTTCGCAACCTCGGCCACATACTTCGTAACCGTGGCTTCGTGAGCCTCTTGGATGTCGAGCATGTACTCGACCTGCGCCCCCATCGCAGCGAGGTTGCCGTCCTTGGCTTCCTCGACTGCGACGGCGGCGGCGTCCCGGGCCTGCTGCTCTAGCGTTGCCACCTGCTTCTCAAGGACGGCGATGTTCTCTTGGAACACCAGCAGCTCCTGAGCTTCGGTATCACTAAGCGTGCCCTGGGACAGATCCTCCAGCAGCGAACAAGACGCTGCCAGAGGGAGAATAACTGCTGCACTGATGAGGACCTTTTTCATTCGCCTTCGAGGGCGCGTTCTTCCTGCTGCTTCAGCTTCTCGATCAGAAACTCCACAACGGAACGCTGCCCCATGACATAGTACATATCACGAATGGGAGCGTCGAGCGGTGGGTAGCGCACCGGGAACAGTTCGTCAAGAGCCTGGATCACAGCGGCATCCAGAGGGGGAAGTTGCTTCTCGTAGTCAGTCATCTGTCTGCACTCGGATGAGGAGTTGAAGATACCACTCGGCTTTCTTCAGGTCTTCTAGGGGTTTACCCTTATAGCGGTAACGCCACAGGTACTTCAATACCTGTCCCTTGCAATACCCCTCGAACTCAGTCGGGGGCATCGAGGCTCGGATGGCGTCGATGGCCTCGATGTCTCCCTGCCGGTAGTGGGCGGGGTGATTCACGGCGTCCACAGGACCACCTCCTTCCGCTTGTAGTAGGGCTTGGTCAGGATGAAGGCGAGCCGCGCTTGCAGCAGAGCGAACTCGGCAGTCTCGCCGGCCTTCTCGAACCGCGCCACCACGGTGGACCAGTAGTCCTCGGGGGCCACGCCGTCGAGCAGCTTCTCGGCAGTCTTCTTCCCGACACCCGGGCAGCCCTTGTAGTTATCCACCGTGTCCCCGGTCAGCGTCTGCACCATGTGGTTGTAGTGCGCCTCCTCCGGGCTGACATGCACCACCCCTTCGTCGGAACGGTCGGGGTTGTAGTGCAACCCCGGCACAGTGCGAAGGTCCTTGTCCCCGCTGACCATGACACTGGTCTTGGTGGCGTGGATACCCAGCAGGTCGTCGGCCTCCAGGGTCGGGACGATCATCGCCTTGTAGCGCGTGATGACCCAGTCACGCAGAGGGCGGAAGATCACAGGCTTGCGAGTCTTGGCGCGGTTGGCCTTGTACTCGGGGTCCAGCTCCTTCCTCCAGTTGGCACGGTCGGACAGGCAGAGGACCATCTCCTTGGCCTTCAGGTCCTCCTTGACCTTCTCCACCCACAGGGTGAACAGGTCACGCGCCTGCCCAAGGTCTGCGTGCAGGGTCCACATATCGTCCCCCCAGTCCACCGGCTCCTCGACCGAGAAGGCGATGGAGTACAGGGGCATGTCCGCGTCGATGAATGCTCGTCTAGTCATCAGTGTGTTTCACTCCAGTTGTTGCCCACCCTTGCCTCGCCGTCCATCGGGCAGCGCAGGTTCAGGTCTTTCGTTGTGTCCCGGATGGCAAGCACGCACTGCTCCGCCACCCACTCAGCATGCTCCTCCTTGACAAGGAACTGCACCTCGTCGTGGACATGCGCCACCTGCTGCACATCGTCGCCCAGCTTGGCAAGGCGCTTCGCCATGTTGATGGTCGCCACCTTCATGATGCTTGCGCCGGCTCCTTGCAGCAGCGTGTTCAGCGCCTTGTGAGGAGAGCGCACAGGCAGCCTCTGACCCAGCAGGCCGATGAGGTAGCCACGATCCGAAGCCTTCTGCACTCGCTCGATCAGCCGGCCAAGCGAGGGCACATTGCGGAGGAACCGCTTCTTCATGCGGGCTCCCTCGGTGCTGCCCTTCCCTACGATCTGGCCCAGCTTGCCGGCACCCGCTCCGTAGCACACGGCATAGGCGAACACCTTGGCGAGGTCCCGGGTCGGCAGGCCGGCGGCGTGCTGGTTGCGGGTGTGGATGTCACCCGACAACAGCTCCCGGGTGTAGTCCGGGTCGTCCATGTAGTGGGCGAGGCACCGCAGCTCAAGCTGGCTGGCGTCACAGCCCACCATCTTCCACCCCGGAGGCGCGTGGAACATGGAGCGGAACTCCTTACCGAACGGAGCCCGGACACTGGGCACCTGACCCAGGTTGGGCCGGCTGTGGGTGCAGCGCCCCGTCACCGTGCCGTAGTGGTTGACCTTGCCGTACAGCCTGCCTCCCTTCTCCAGCTTCAGGTACGCCTCGCGCCCCTCCGCCAGTTGGCCCAGCCTCTTGGTCAGCATGAGGTACTCGCGCAGCAGCTCGACCTCGGGGTAGTCCAGTCCCTTCAGCGTGGACTCGTCCACCTTGGGACGCCCATCGGCGGTGTACTCCTTAGGGTCCCAGCCGTACTTGTCCTGCAAGTTGGCCGCGATCATCGACCGGCTGCCCGGGTTGAACGGAGTCACCTTCTTCTTGCGAGCCCCGACGATCAGCGACGAGCGCACCTTACTAGGAGCCTCGGACTTGGTGCGGTAGCGCGTGCCGTCCGGGGCCACATAGTATTCCACCGCCTTCATCGGAGTCACCACGGGAGGGAACGCCTCCCGCAGCTCACCCTCCAATAAACTCTTGCGGCTCACCAGCTTGGCGTACAGCTCGACCGCACTGTCGTGGTCGAACGGGATGCCGGCACGCATCTGGTCCTGCAACACCTGAGCGAACTCATGCTCGACATCGGACGCCCGCGCGTCAGGGCACCGAGTCGGGTGGGACAAATACTCGTACAGCTTGCGGGTGACCTCGACATCCTGCACGCAGTAGTCACCCATCTCGGGGGTGAACTTGTCCCAGTTGTTCTGCTTCCCGTACTCACCCTTGTGGCACCCAAGCCTGTAGCCCCACGCCTCCAGTGAGTGCAGGCCCCGCAGGTTCTTAGGGATGCCGCTCTCCCCCTTAGCCCAGTCGTCGTTAGACAGGTCGGGGTGAACCAGACGGGACAGCACCAGCGTGTCGTACAGCTCGCCGTGTTCCCAGTCCGGGTACAGCTTGGTGATGGCCGGGATGTCGAAGCCCAGGATGTTGTGCCCGATCAGGACATCCGCACTAGACAGGACTTCCAGCCCACGCTCGATCTCTCCCGGACCATACAGCACCTGCTGCTTGCCCTCAGGGTCAGAGACACCGATGCAGTGGATGGCAGTCAGTCCGTCCAGCGTCAGGAAGTCGTCGATGCCGGTCGTCTCGATGTCGAAGATCAGCTCAGAACTCAATGGTTTCCTCCTCAGTCTCGGGGACGAAGTCGGACTCCAGCAACCGACCAGTGTCCTTGTTGTAGTTCAGGAACGCAGCAACCCCGGTGTCACCGGAATACCTGTTCTTCAGTACGCGCACCGTGGTCAGGTTGGGGTTGTCTCCCTGCTGGTCCCGCTCCAGTCCCACCACCACATCAGCAAGCTGGCCGATGGCGGAGCTACCGCGCAGCAGGTTGAGGCTGGTCTGTCCTCCCTCTTCCAGTGCGCGTCCCTCACCACGCCGCAGGTGGCTGACAAGGAACAGAGTGATGCCCTTCTCCTCGACGAGCTGGCGCAGCTTGGTGCAGGCACTGTCGATTCTGCGCCGCTCGTCCCCACCTTCCAGTGCTGACACCACGATAGACAGGTGGTCGAGGAACACGGTGGTCACTCCGCACGCTGCCATCTGCCGGATCTTGGAGATGAGCCGGTCATTCTCCATCGAGCCGAAGTGGTCATAGAACACCACATTGCCCGTGCCCAGCGTGGCGTCGAACGCCTGCTTCAGCTCCTCCTCGGGCACAGTGTCCCGGACATGGTGCAGGTGGACCGGCTTGTTGAGGTGGACGCCGATCAGGCCGAGGGCGCTGCGATCCACGCTCTCCTCCAGTGCGATGTAGCCCACCTTCTCGCCGGCCATCATCAGGTAGTAGGCCAGCTCGCGGCAGATCGAGGACTTGCCCACGCCGGTGCCACTGGTCAGCACCACCATGGTGCGGGGGTGGATAGCGTGCAGCTTCTCGTTCATCCCTTCCCAAGGGTAGGGGTGCCCGCTGTGGTCCTGCTTCTCGTTGAGCTTCTCCCACAAGTCCTGCCCGTAGACCAGACCGTCAGGGCGGTGGGGCCGTGCCCTCCAGATCGCGTCGATAAGCTCGCTGCCTCTGCCGGCCACCAGCATCTCGTTCGCATCCTTCAACGGGAGCGAGGCGAGGCTGGCCTTGCCGGGGGACAGCAGCTCGGCGCAGTCACGCGCTGCCTGCTGGCCCGGGTCGTCCATGTCGAACAGGAACACCACCTTCTCGAAGGACTCAAGGTATTCCGCATTCTCTGCCACGGCCTTGGCCGCACCGCTGGCACCGTTAGGCACACTGACCACGGGCCACTTCAGGCTCTGGAGCTGACTGACTGACAGCGCATCCAGCTCGCCCTCGGTCACCACGATCATCTTCTGGTTCGGAGCCCAGAGGTGGGCACCGTACAGCAGGCGCGGCACTGCGCGGCTGTCCCCAAGGATGGTGAAACTCTTGGAGGGGAAGCGCACCTTCTGCGCCACCACGGTCCCGTTCATGTCCCGGAAGTTCGCTACCTGCACCGGGCTACCGTTCAAGGTAGCGGTGCCGTAGCCCCACTTGCGGCATGTCTCTTCACTGAGGTGCCGCTTGTTCAGCGGCTGGTACTCACACTGGAGCAGGTTGGTCTTGGCTGTCATGGCTGTCTTGGGCTTGCCTTCTCCTTCGTAGTGGCCGCAGCCGAAGCAGAAGGAGTGGTCGGAATAAACTGCGAGGTTGTCTTTGCTGCCGCAGCTCGGGCAGGGTGCGTGTCTTAGGAACACGCTCGAATCGTCAGCTTGATGCAAGGCTCCTCCTCTGCCCACTGCTTGAAGGCGTACACCTTCTGCACCTGCGCGTCGTCCTTCAGGACCGTGGGCTGGCACAGATCCAGCACGGCCTTGAGGTAGTTGTCGATGTCAGGCTTCGGGGCATCGAGCTTGGTGGACTTGGGCCGGCGGCAGTGGAACTCCACAAACACCGCAACCGGACCAGTGAAAGGCAGAGAGCTGCGCCTCGGCTCCCCGTGGAGAGCGGCATCGAGCGCCACCGGCCCGTCTTCCTGTAGGAAGTCCTTGTACCTCCCAGCGTAGTAGGTACGAGTCCAGTTCCCACGCTTGACGAAGCGAGGCCGAGACGCCGGCACCGGATCCAAGTCGAGGCGCAGCTCAATTTCCATCAGAAGTCAGCGTCGGCGGTGTCGTCGAACGGTTCCGGGTCCTTCTCGGTGGCGACGAAGCCGCCGTCAACAGAGCCGAAGCCGAAGTCAGTGTCACCTCCGCCGAAGGAGGACAGCTCGATGATCTGCACAGCCCGGATGTCGAGTGCGATGCCGATACCGATGGGGGCGATCCAGCCCCGGCAGGTCATAGCCACGCGCAGCTTGCTGCCGCCGCCGATCACCTCTTCCAGCTTGCCGATGCCGGCACCGCTGGCGTCGAAGAACTGGATCTTGTTCTTCTGCACATTGCCGTTGCGGTCCTTCCACTCAGCGCCACGCTTGCACTTGAGGATCCAGTAGCCAGACGGCTCGCCGTCCTCGTACTCCTCCTGCCAAGGCGTCGGGCTGAACGCAGCCAGGGGCTTCTTCTTCTCGGCCTTGCGCTCGGCGTTGGCCTTCTTCACCCACTCGTCCAGCAGAGCGGTCAGCTCCTCGATGAGGGGGCGGGCGTCCTTCTCAGGGATGCGGAGATCCACATGGTACTCCCCGCCCTTCGCCTGCTGGGACTCGAAGCGAGTGTCGGGGTTGTTGAGGGACGGGTACTTGGCGATGCCAATAGGGGTGGTGATGTTCTTCAGCTTCATATCAGGTTGCGAAGTATCGAGACTCCGCGATCATCGTCGGGTTGAAGTCACGCACCATGGGTGGCGCGGGAACTTCGATGTCGAGGGACTTGTGAAGTTCCTCAAGGGGACTCTCCTCTCCGCCGAACAGCTCGGCAGCACATGAGAGGAGAGCGTTCCGTAGGGCGGGCAGGTCGGCAGCGTGCGTGCCGAAGCAGTCATGCACCAGCGCGAAGTTATCGACGCCATGCTGGCCGGCACGGACCACCGCCATGGTGGCAAGGGCAGCATCGAATGAGTGCGTCAGGTTAGGCATGGCTGTCGAGACACACTTGACCTTGTCGAGTTGGTCGGTGTCTTCGGTCAGCTTAGTGATCCGGTAGCTGCGTCCGCAATAGGTCTTGACCCTCACGAACTTAGGTTTCCGGTAGTCGTTCCTAACCTCCAGCCCAGTAGGGGTTTGCCACTCCAGCACCTTGCCTTGGCTCGCCAGGATGCGCGTCACTTCCTGCACCCACTCCATGCCGGCCATGACTGCGGGGCACCGCTTGGCTACCAGCTCGCGCAGCAGACGGGCGAGGTGGAAGGACGCCTTGCCCATGTTGGTGAAGGCATCGAAGCCTCCCTCCTCCTCGACCACGGCCACGATGGAGTCGGCCATACCCCGCAGCGTGGCGGAGTAGGGCAGCGTCATGATGGGGCGCTTGACTACCTTGCGGGTCAGGTGCAGGGAGCGCAGCCACTCAAGGTCCATGGGGTCCAGCCGGCGGCGCATGATCTGCTTGGCCTCCCCAAGGATGTCGAGGTACAGGTCAGC